GCTACTTCATCGCCCTGAGAATCCATAAAAGGGGTTAAAGTAATGGAATCTTGAATTAAAAATATCTCACTCGGATTTCTTAGTTCTATGATTACATCCTCTATCATTTGCAAAGTGTCACTCATTACGTCATTTTCATTAGATAAATCCTTTTTAACGATATCCATAACCATAAGTTGAAAATTCAAAGCAATTACCTTGTACGAAAAGTTTGAAGGTGCTACATCAGCAAATAAAACGGGGTATTGCATAGGACTTTCCGTTCCTAAGTCAGCAATATCACCAAAGAAAAAGCTATTTATTTGCTCGTGATTGTTTGCTATTGTTTGCAACTTGGCAATCAACTGATTTAAAGTGACCTTCATATTTCTTTACAAATTGTTTTAATTTCTCTACGTTTGTTTTATTCTTACTTCCTGATTTTCTCATGATAACCATCTTTTTGGGTTGTTTCCTTGATACTTTATCCTTGCAGGTATTTCATCACAATCTATCTCGCCACCTAAATACATTCCATTTGAGTAATTTCTTGCAGTTGGATAAATAGTAGATACATCTGCGTTCCCTTGATTTAAGTAAGCAGGGTATTTATTTGGATTAGCCATTAGATATAAGGTTACTCTCTCTGCGTAATATTGCGCCCTATTAATCGCCTTATCCATTAAGTATCGAATATCGTTTAAACTTGCTTGCTGACTGAACTCGCTCGATTTAGTTGCCACGTTCTTATTCTGAAACTTAAAACTCAAATCCAACATTGATTCGTAAACGCAATATTTAATCATTGTCGGTTGCACATAAGATTGTAATAAAACTTGGTTATCTGCGCTCACTGAGTTTCCACTTACTTGACTGATTAACTCATTGTACAAAGCAGTTCCCAATAATGGTAGGATATAAATATTTTGAACCTCCTTAATAGTAGGTATCAATAACTTTGGGTCTACATTCTCACTAATAACACTCTCTTGTTTTAGTGCTGCTTCCCCTATGAATAAGACTGTTGCATTTAACATATTACTTCTTTTTAACTAATACCGAACTCCATTGATGTCTGCAAAAAGGCAAGTGAATGTCTGTTCCTTTCACAGTCTGCCAACCTCCTCTTTTTGTCCAAACATTTCTATCTACTATACTACTTATTTTGTCAATCTCTGCACGAGTATAAACTTTATTTAAATTTAATAACGCTCTGCAAAAATCTCTATTTTTAGAATCTCTTGGGCCAGTATATTTGTACTTAACTTTGAAAGAATCCAACTCATTTGAAACTCTATCTAATATAGAAGCCGATGGAGGAGGAGTTAAGATATTCCAAGCACCTTCCGTAATTCCTAAGACCTTGTTTTTTTCTAAGTTAACTACTAACTCTTTAACCTTACTTTCGCTCAAACCCATTATCTTTCCGATTTCGGTTTTGCTTAACAATGGATTTTTCTTAACTATATCTAATAACTCCTTTTCAACCTCTGTTGGTTCGTATATCTTAGCGAATAACTCCTTTTCATTGAACTCTAAATGGCTTTCAAATTCATAGTGGTCATCGCTAAACGTAACTTTACGAGATTCTATCTCATCGTATAAATCTGCACTTTCACCAAACTCCGCAAAGATTCTTATCTCCTTTTCCCATTCTTGGCTACTCATTTGAACCTCTTGAACCTCAGGCTCAGGCGGCAATCCTGCCATTTCTCTCATCTCAGGGCGTGTAGCTATTTGAAGTAAAGTCTGCTCGGTGAACGTAGGTTTAAACATCTCCAAAGGCTTCACTTCAATTGTAGCAGTTGCTCTCGATTGATTAGCTAAGTAAGTAAATAACTGCTCAAAATGTTGCTGAATAGGCTTAACGTAATTCTGTTCAAATAACTTAAAAGAATCAATCATTTCAGACCTTCCGCCCAATTGACCTTCTGTTCTAATTCCAAAGAACATAGGCGAAGTTATCTTATGAGCTACGAATATTTCCTCTTGAACTTGCTTATTAAGTAGGTCGAATTGCTTGTCTAATTCATTTGGTTGAATAGGAATAACTGTTGGCGCATTGTCTACTCTATCCGAAAAGTTTATAATCCATCTTCCTGCGTTATCCGTGCCTTTGTGCCTTCTATTTAATCTGCGAACTAAATCGTCTTTCTCATCTTGTGTAGGCTCGCCATTATTGAACGATAAAATACCACCAAAAAAGAACTCATTGTGTAAATTACTTCTATGGTAATTAGCTATCTCTACATCGCACTCTACATAAGGAATAGCACCGATATACTCGGGTAAAGGATAAGTAGCCGTTGCTGGTCTATAATCTCTATAATAATAAATCTGAGTTCCTACCTTTTTTTCGGGGTTAAATACCTTGTAAGATTTAGTCTTCGCTCTCGGGTCTACCCAATCATTTGAGAAATAAAACTCGGTATTATCTACGTTTGAACGAATCTTAGAAAAGTCCATGTGGTAAATCTCGGCTATTGATTCGCCTACTCTATCCCAAATAATCTGCAAGGCATAACCACCATACAACAATTTATCTAAAATACACTTATTGAAAATCTCATCTAAAGAATCAAATCTATTCGCATTTGCAAATAAGTTCCAAGTTCCTTCCATTTCCAATCCCGCACCATAAACATAAGTTTGCTTACCTGTTAAGATAGCGTTGTGTTTTGCTGACCTATTAAATAAGTCCACAAGGTATAATGGATAGAGATTATCTGAGCCATAATTAACGTACTTTTTATTCTTCTCTTGATAGAACTCGGGTGTTTTGTACTTATCAATGTCCATCCCTGCAAATTGTATTCTACTCATAAATCTTGATTTCGTTTGTTGGTAAATTATAAATGGTTAGGCTCTGCTCTGAATATCCATACTGAACATTTCCAACCTCTAATATTATTGCACCTTGTGGCGGTGTTAAACTTGGTGTACTTAATTGATATGCGGTGTAGCTATAAAGTCCCTCAATAGGTAATAAGAACTCGCCATTATTATTGTTAGGATTCGTTTTAATAGTCCATACAAACTTATTATAACGCTCCTTATAGCTTGAAATATCAGTTGCCATAAAATATATCGTCTGATTCGTTTGAATCGAACTAAGCGCAAATAAATAGTAAGGATTGGATATTGTAGTTTTTTCCGTTAAGGTTAAAATCACATTATTTGCTCCATCTTGAAGTATTACCATATCTTTAAATATACTTTAGACTAAATATAATAAAAAAGGCTACCCGAAAGTAGCCTCTTAAAACACATTATTACAACTAACAAAAACTAAATCACTGTGAATGCTGACAATGCAGCTACTTGGTCCATTGGATTCTTCTCCATACCAGTTAAAGCTAACTGATACCCTTGAAACTCGCCCATCGCAGCACCACTTAAAGCAGTACCTCCTGAGCATTCTAATCCATAGGTTTCGCCCAACATAAAGAAAGTGCCATCGTGTGTTTCAACGATTACTACGTTTCTTCTCTTAGCTATTACCGCTAATTTGTTTCTTGTAGCTTGGGTTAGTTTAGTAAACTCTAAACTTAACAACTGAGTGTAGAACAAAGTTCCTACTTCTGCATTTGAATTGATTGTTTCAGTAAAATTATTTTTACCTTGTGGCAATAATTCATAAGCATAGAAAGAGATACCGCTTACACTTGTAATTACTCCCGATGCGTTTGTTCCAAGTGTCATTGCACTCGGTTCAGCGTTTCCAAAGTAAACTTTTTTTATACCACCGATTGCGTCTTTGCAGTCAAGTGTATATCCTGATGTGATTGCACAACTCATTTTTTATCTCCTTTAATTAAAAATATAAGGGGAGATTTTACCCTCCCCTATGAACTAAGCCAATGTGAATTTAACGATTTCCTCAGGGAATGCAATCTGCACACCTGCTTTGAATGCTACATGGTAACGAACCTCCATAGCTTCTTTAGCGTAGAAAATTTCGTAGTTATCTTCTTCACCTAATAAGTCAGTTCCAAAGAAAACATTTGATAACTGCATTGCATAGATTCTGTTTGTAGAGTTCAAACCATTTACTCCGATAACAGTTAAGTTAGTACCTGGAATAACGATTTCAAAATTACTTACTGAACTATCAGCATTGTAGTGGAACAAGTTAGCATTAGTCAACGCCATTTGGTATGTTCTAAAGTTGTTCATACCGATAAAGATTTTAGTATCTGCTTTACCTAACAACTCAACAGGCAATGCTCTGTAAACACCTTGCATGATGTTGATAATGTTGTTTACTGTGATTCCACCTGATACGCTATAAGGCGCACCTGTCATAAATCCACTTACGTTAGCTTCAATAACTCCTGAGGCTGCATCAATAATCTTGATTAAACCATCAAAACGAGCTAATGCTTGGTTAGTGCTTGAAGTGTTACCTTGCCATACACCTAACTCTAATTGCTCAGCGATTAAGCCTGATTTGTACTCTGCATACTTTTGTTCGAAAGGAATTGAATCGTCTTTTGAACCTCTTGGCAAAGTCAATTGTAAATACTTAGTGTTCAAATCTTTAGGACAAAGAGCCTCTTGAACTTTAATTGCAGCCACAGTCAAAGTACGACCTGAGAAAGTAGTAGTTCCACTTGCTGACCATCCACAAGAATCTGCTTGAAACACTGCATCAGTGTCCATAGTGTTTACTTGCTGAGTAGATTTAACTCCAATTTGAGGAGTGAATAAGCTAATAGACTTAGCACCAAAAAGGGCTTTAGTCAATAACTGGGTTTCGTTTGCCTTAGTATAATTAGCTAAGGCGGTTACATTAAATGCCATAATCTTTTATTTGTTTTTTAAATTTTTAAGTGCTTGTGCAAAATCGTTTAACTTCTCTGTCTCTAATTCTTTAGAAACTTTCATTGAACTAAATAGGTTTCCATTGTCAGCAGGCTCATCGCTTGGAGATTTAGCTATTTTGTCAACTACCTCTACTAATGAAGTAAAGGCTTCTTTTTGTGCGCTAATTGCACTCATAGCTTCTTCAATCTTTTCCTCTAATTTAACTTCGCCCATTTTCTTTTCTAATACTTCAATTTTAGCCATACACTCTTTTAACATAGTATTGATAGCTTCCATGTCGTATTCTTTCTTTTCTTCTTTACCTAACTCAATTTCAACTTCTGCTTCTTCTTCTTCCTCTTTCTTAGGTGTAATAGCGATAACTTTACCATCGGCAACAGTTACAATCTCGCCACTTTCTAAAGTGTGGTCTCCATCGGGTGCAGGGATTTTACCTTCTTCGCTTACTATCATCAACTCCGCTCCTTCAAGTTCACCTTCCCAAGTTACAATAGTTACTCCATCGGCTAACTTAGCCTCTTTAAATTCTTGCTCAGGCTTTTCCATACCCAACGCAATTTTGATTCTTTTAATAGCTTCTTGTGCTTCCATGATATTAAATATTAATTTTATTTTTCGTTTTAATTTATTTTACCTTTTCTAATATTGCTAAGATTTCGTCAAGTTGCTTATTAGCGTGACTAATCTTCTTTTCTATGAACTCTCCTTCAACTGAGAATCCTGCAAATACACCTGTTTTTATGTAGTCATCCCATACTTTGTCATTATCTACTTTGCACGAAATAAACCAACTACCTTCGCTTAACTCGTCAAACCCTAAAGGAGTTTTAATTCCACGCTCACTATCAATAATCATAGATTCGATTAAGTAAACATTCTCCGCTAAAATGTTTTTGCGGTGCATTATGTTAAAGTTACTCGAATATTGGTTTCTAAAGAACTTTTCTACTATCTCCTTAATCGTTTCGGGTTTAAACATTACATAATACTCAGTGCCATCTTTGCGCCTTCTATAAATAGGTAAGTTAGCAATCATAGCTGGCCCACTTATGATTCTCTTTTCCTTATCCGCTTTGAACTTAAACTCAGTTTTTTTATCTAATTGGTCTAATTTTCTTTGCGCCCACTCTACACCTTCATCGCCTCCCCAAGCTAACCACATCAATCTACCACATCCATCGCCTAATTCTTTATTTGAGTTTTGTCTGTGACGTTCAAAGGCTGCCATTCTCGCAATCGTTTCTCTTGTAATTGGTTCGCCATTAGCCAATTGATTGGCTCTTGCCTTGCCTACTGCCGTTCCACAATCGCCCCATCCGTTTTCCTCTGCCCATCTTAAAGCTATTTTAGCATTTTCTTTAGCTGCCTCGGGATAATCTGAGTAACTATCTTGGAAGTTTTGGAATGCTTGCCAACCTTTTTTTATAGCAGGGTCATCCACTAAGGCTATAAAGTCCACGCCTGATTCGTCTGCTTCGTCTATGAGTAACTCGTATAATGGTAATTCCATAACCTTAAATATTTAAACTTTGATTTATTTTAACCTATTGTCGCTTTAGCTTGAATGCTGCTTACTTTGTTTTGCGAGTTGGTTATGTCCGATTCTGTTACAAATACTTTAACCTTTTCACCTTCGCTAATTGTTCTTAATGGGTTTTCGTTCCCTAACATTGTAAAGCCGCTCGATGGTCTTGTTTGTGGCAAATTCATTGTTGGCGCAGATACACCTCCTCCACCTCCTCCACCTGAGTTTGGAACTTTAACCGCTAATATATTTTTAACTGCCGCAAAACCAGCTATTCCTGTGGCTACTGCTTGTGCTATTGCATAACCTGGAATCGGAACTCCCGCAAACGCTGCCAAGTTCTTTGCTATTGCAGTATAAGTTGAAATCAATGAACTCGCAACCGCTAAGGCTTTTCCTGCTGCCGTATCTCTACCCGCTAAGTCTGCTGCTGCTGACAATGCAGAACCATAGGCATCTAAGGCTTGCATCTTGGCTTGTGTTTCTGCTTGTGCAATCTTTACTTTTGCATCTGCTGCTTCTTTGTCAGATAAAATTTTCCTTGCATTTAATTCTTCAATCGCTGCTAATCTTTCCTCATTTGTTAACAACTCATCTGCCGCAATTGCTTTCAAGTCCTCATTTTCTTGCGCACGTTGTTCACGCCTTGATTCATTAAGTGAGGCTTGTCTTTTCCTTTCGTTTTCTTCTTGCTTCTTTACTTTGTCATCAAATTCTTTTGCTCTATCGGCTCTATCTTTGCTTTCGGCTTCCTCTCTTTTCCTTTGTTCTTCATCACGTTTAGCTTTGTCGGCTGCTCTCTTTTCTTGTTCGGCTTTTATTTTTTCTTGCCTTGCTGCCTCTGCATTTTCTATCTTAATTCTTTTTTCATCAAGTCGTGATTCTTCTTGAAGTCTTTTTTGATAGTTTTCTTGTAATATTTTTAATTCATCATCTGCACTATTCTTTACGTTATTTAGACTTTGAATAGTTGCCCCATTTTGAATCGCTAATATTTGCTTGTAAGTTGCACCTGCTTTTTTTGCTTTTTCAACTAATATTGAAGTTTCTATTCTTGCGTTCTTTTCTAACTCTTTTATTTGCTCATCTTGTAACTTACCAGCCTGTTTAATTAATTCTTGTGCTTCTTTGTCACTTATAGCTTTATTCTTGGCTTGCTTTAATAGCTTGTCAATTTGTGCCTCATATTGCGCTTGCTTTAAATTAAATGCACTTAAATTATCCTCGTAATCTCTAAGCATTTGAGAGGCTCTCTCTGCTGCATCTGCCTGTTCGTTTATAGATTTAGTACTAAAGCCTAAACCCTGAGTGAAGTTATAAACCGCAGTTTGTAACCCACTAAACATACCTTGAAGCCTTGCAAACTTATCAGCAATTAAGTCAGTTATTGGAGCAAAGTCTTTGAATATCGCAACCAAAACGCCAACCTGCACCGCTATTGCAGCGAAAATCATTCCGATTGGATTGGCAAGTAACGCCGCAGTTAAAGTTCTAACTGTTCCAATTAACCCCTTTACACCCGTAGCAGCCTGCCCCATAATTCCTGGCATTTGCTCTCCCGCTTCAAGCATCCCATCGGTTTGGTCTTTGGCTTTCTTAACAGAAGCCTCATACTCTTTAAACTCTTTAGTTCCTTTTTGTAAACCATCCTT